CCTGTCTGACGAGGCATCTTACAAATATTAAATCTATTATGATGGAAATTATTAATTAATCTTTCTTGAAAATGATAAGGTTGAAATGGTTGAAGACCCTCATCCAACGTCACAATTTTGACGTAGTTCATCGCAAAGTATACAGGATCTTCCTTACACTTTATAAACTCCTCAATGTCCTCTGCAGTAAATTCAACTTGGGTATTCGCCTTTTTTAAATTGGGATTACCAAGATATATGTCAGCACCACTCATAATTTAATTCCTCAATTACTTAGTAAAACCGTCCCCTTGTCCTACATGAATATATGGATCACCATAATTAACAGCAGATATATAATAGTTTCTTAAAATAGAACTAGGATATACTTTGTTTAATGCTACCTCAACATCACCCTTACTTGGTTTATTTGGTTGAGGGAAGAACATCTTACAGTAGTATGTTTTACCTCTCCAACTATACATTAACTCATAGACATTACCATTTTGAGCAGGAATTCTAGTAGTTGCAGCTTCTTCTATTTCTTCATGAGGAATAGTATTACCATCAGCATCTTTTTGATGATGCTCTCTTTGTAATTTATCCCTTTCTATAGCTTTAGCAAGTCTTGCTCTCTTGGCTGCTTTTGCTGCTTCATTCTCTGTATTTGAATCTTTCTTTTCTTCAGGTTTAGAAGTTACTTTTTGAGATCCAGTAGTTACTTTTGCTTTCTTTTTACCAAGAACATCAACCTTAGAACCTAATGCAGCACCAGCAGCAGCACCAAGTGGTCCACCAACAGCACCACCTAATACAGCACCAGAAGCAGCACCCAATACTCCTTCATGAACTTCTCTATTTTTATCATGATTAATAGTATGTTCATGATACATTCCCTCAAGAATCTCTAAATGATCTACTGGAACATTTTCAACAATATATTCTTCAAACTCAACATCATAGTGAGTTACTTTATTATACTCATCAAGAGTGTGCATTCCTTTAATGCAATTACCTATACCATACTCTTCATGCTTTACCTTTGATGCACAATCATGTCCTTTCTTTTTCTTATCCTTAAGAGCTTTCTTCATAGACTCTTTCTCATCACCATCCTTATCAAAATCTAAATAATCAGGTTTGTTTTCTTCAAAAACACCACCCTTTTGTTGATACCATTTATATGCCCAAGAATGAGCCTTAACTCCATATACACCAAATCTTTCTTCTGCTAATTCTTTTGCTCTTGCCCATAATTTAGGACGAGATGTATTAAAATTTGATTCTAGAATTTTTAGAGAAGCTTCTCCATCTAATCTATCTAATACCTTTTCAACAATAGGACTTGCCATCTTTCTCAGACACTTTTTTATATTTAGGCATTCATAGTTGTTCTAAACACTTTAAAAACAGTAGAATCACTAGAAGTAGGTGTTGCTAACAACCTAACATTACCACTGTTTATATCTGCATCAAAAGTAGCCAAACTAATTCCAGTCTTAATTGTTCCATATTCACTAATATAAACATTTCCTCCAGCATGAAGTAAATTTATAGAAGTAGTATGATAATCACTTCCTTTCTTAATTTGAACTTGATAAGTTGCAGCAGAATAAGTAGATGAACTGAAAGTATCTATTGATGCTTGTGCAGTAGAAGTTTTTGTAGAAGTTACACCTTCTATTCTAACAATATTTGAACCACCTAAATCTATTCCACTTCTAGCAGTAATCAATCCAACAGAATCAATACTAGTCACATCCTCATAAGTTAAAGTTCCACCTACAGATACATCGCCACTAAAGGTAGCATTAACAGCACTTATATTTCCACTAAATGTACCAGTAGTTCCATCAACATTTCCTGTTAAAGGTCCAACAAAAGCACTAGCAGTTATAATTCCAGTAGTATTAACACTATCTTCTGTTCCTATTCCAGCAGCAGAACCACCTACCCATTTACCAGTAGAAGATTGATATTTAAGAACTTTATCATTAACTTTTGCTGTATCTCTATCAACATCATCTAAGAACTCAAGACGAACTTCTCCTCCACCACCTTGAGTATGGACAATATTTTTTAATACATCTAGTTCTTTTCTTAATATAGCAATTTCAGATTGAGTAGTATTTTCTTTTATTATTTCCTTTCCAGTCTTCTCATTAATAGTATCTAATATTTTAATTGCGTGTTCTGCAGTAGTCTCTTCTGTAGCAATTTCATCAACAGCAGGTTTAACTGGTTTATCTTTACTACCAATCTCTTGTTTTATTTCTTCATAATCATCTTTCTTTGCTTTCTTCTTAGTCTTTTTCTTAGGTTCAGAAAAGATAAAATTCTCAAAAATCTTAGCATCAGCAACTAATCTTTTTCTTTCTTCTTCTTTCTCCTTTTCCTTTTCTTGTAATTCTTTTTTAACGCGAGCAGTCTCTACTGCTATATCTTGAAACATACTTTCAAGAGATATTTCACCTATTATTTCTTTTTGCTCCTCTTCCTTTTTCTTCTTTTCTTCTCCTATTATAGAAAAGAAACTATCCAGATTTTGATCCATCTTTACCTCCTTTCTTTAATAACTTTTGTAATTCAGCAGTAGAACCAACAAATAGTGCATTATTAACTGTAGTAGGACTTTTTGCTTCTTCCTCTTTATTAACGTCTTTAACTTTCTTCTGTAAGTCCATCAACTTATCAGTTGCATCAGAAACACTTTTAATTAACTGACCAGCAACTTCATATGCTCTAGGCATTTCACTGTCTTGAGCAAGTTCAAGAATACCATTAATAGCCTCTTGACCTTTCTCTATAATACTATAAAGATTACCACGAGTATATTCATAGTCTTTAGTTATATCATCCTTTTTTAATCTATCTGGTTTCTCTAATGGAGAAACTTCAGTAGGAGTTATGTTAATAGCATCATCCATAATTCATACCTCAAATTACACTACCATCAAATCCAAAATCATCACCAAATTCAATAAGGGCATTATCATCAGTACCTGGATAATTGATACCCAAGACCTGTGCTCCCTTAACATGATTCTGAACTGTTGAATTATCTTGAGCCCTCTTAACAGTCATCTTATTACCTGTTACAGACTCAACATACATCTCTTCTTGACCAATATATACATACTTCTCTGCTTCAATCTTAGTACCATCATCTACTTCAATAACAGTCTCTAAGAGATCAACATTTTCAGCAATAAGAGTTACCACATCACCAGTGTAATCCTTGGTTGCTCTTCCAGTTACACTGTAAGTAACATCTCTAGAAGGAGCAACACCTTTAGCACTAGAACCAGCAACGTATCCAACAGAAACCTTTTTGATAACATCTCCAGTAACATCTGCAATAGGACCGAATACGTAAGTCTTAGCAGTAAAATCTAAAGTATAAACTAATGCTCTTCTAGTTTCAAAATTTCCTTCATAATCATCTTCCATTTGAATGTTATCTAATTGAATAGGAACATCTCTTAATTCTTTTAAATTTCCCAAATACTTAATTGGAAGATTATAAGCAGGTTGGAAATATGGTAAAATCTGTTCTGTTATTTGAAGCATATCATCATTCAATTTTGTCATTATAGACAATTGAATTTTCATATTATAAGGAACAGGAACATAATTTTTATTCACTGTTGCTCCATCAGGAGTTTGATTAACAATTGTTTGAGTCTGTGTAGATTTTCTTGTTGGATCATACTGAAGTCCTAAAAATTCAAATGACATTCTAGGAAGTGTCATTGAAACAGGTTTATTCAAATCAGCCTCTTGCTGCATTCTCGCAAGAAACTTTTGAGTAGGTCCATAAGCTAAAGGAACTTTAACTGTAGAATTACCACTCTTAACTTCAATTCCATTGAATAAAGATCCAAATCCAATAATTACAGATCTAAAGATCTCGTTGTAAAAATACTCAAACATTATTTTATACCATTATACTTACTATTTAACAAAATAAAATTAAGGTGTTCCGAATGGATTCTTTTCAGTAAAGTCTAAAATAGAATCTGCTTCTGATTGGAATACATCATTTTCAGCAAAACCAGATACCAAATCATCAGTATTAACTTTTAATAAACCAAATAAAGCACCAGAATTATTACCTAAAATAGTTTCCCCTGCAACAAATTCCTTACTAACATCAGAAATTTCTAAAGTATTATTTACTGCATCCCATTCCTTAACTCTTGCAGTTGCTCCAGAAGTCTGACCTGTAATAGTTTCATTAAAGACATAAGAACCAGTTCCAACTCCAACACCTGCTCCAGTTGGTGCTTCAAATGTAATTGTTGGAACCTCAGAGTAACCAACACCAGCATTAGTAATATAAGCAGTTGTAACAACACCAGCAGAGTTAATATAACCAATACCATATGCAGAGGTACTTCCAACACCAACACTTCCAGGTGCTGATACTGTGAATGTTGGATGTGTAGTATATCCAGATCCACCACCAACAAGTGTTACTACTCCTATTGAACCAAGAGTGGTAATTCCTACTGTACCAGCAGCACCTACACCATATCCAGTAGGATCTTGAATAGTAAGCCAAGGTGCTTCTGTATATCCAGCACCAGCATTAGATATATGAATTGCCGCAATCTTTCCATCAGTTAAACCAGTATCACAATCAGTCCAAGTAGTAGAAACAGAAGCAACACCAACAGCATTAGCAGAACCAGCAGGTGAAGAAGATATACCAATCAAAGGTTGTGCTTGATAACCAGCACCCATATTGGTCATATAGATTTTCTGAACACCACCTGTAGCAACATAAGATGCTGTAGCAGTAGCAGTAACAGCAGCTCCTATCAAAGTAAGAGTCTGAATATATCCTAGTTGTTCTACTTCATCATCAATTGTCTCAACTCCTGTATCAATAACCTCATCCTCATAACGGAAGAGTTCACATCTAAGTTGATAAACGTAATTCTTTTTAAGTTGATAGAATGGTTGTTCGTGTTCAACGTACTTAATTTCAAACAATCTATCTCCTAATGGGAAGTAAATAAGATCCCCTTCTTTAGGTCTAGTTGCTAATTCAATGTTAGGTATATTTTTAATAAGAGGTGTAATATAAGTCTCATATCTTTCTCTAGAAATAACAAGAGTCAAA